CGGCCGAGCAGGTGGCACACGCCCTCGCCCGCGCGGGATTCCGCCTCTGCAACCGCCCCGGCTCGCAAGGCATCTCGTTCCGCTGGATGTTTAAGGAAAAAGTGTAACCACACTTAACCGTACGTATGACATCGCGCCTGCGAGGGCGCGATGTCCTTTACTACCAATTCCTAATGCCTTACCTTTGCACCAAGAAATACCAAAAACCAACATGAATGGCACGTACCATAACACATGCATCGCTCTTCAGCGGCATTGGCGCGCCCGAATTGGCCGCCACATGGATGGGGTGGAGAAATCTCTTCCATTGCGAAATAAACGACTTCTGCCGAACAATCTTGCAATATTGGTACCCTAATAGCGTTTCCTATGAAGACATCAAGACAACCAACTTTGAAGAATGGCGCGGCCGCGTCGACGTACTTACGGGAGGCTTTCCCTGCCAGCCATTCTCCGCAGCCGGGAGAAGGAAGGGAACGGCAGACGACCGTTACCTCTGGCCTGAAATGCTTCGAGTCATCGGGCAGGTACAGCCCGCTTTCGTCATTGCTGAAAACGTTGATGGAATCCTCTCGATGGTACAACCCGGCCGTACGGCTAATGTGGACGGTCCGCCCACTCTCTTCGGTGAGGGTAACGATGTTTACCGCACCGAGCAAAGATACGTCGCCGACCTCGTGTGCGAAGACCTCGAAAAGGCGGGATATGCCGTCCAGCCGGTCGTTATTCCGGCTTGCGGTGTCGGCGCGCCCCATCGCCGATACCGCGTGTGGTTCATCGCCCAACGGCGCGACGGCCACTATTCTGCCCACACCTGTAACGCAGGGGTTGAAAGTGTGCGAAAACGGCAGGCAACTGTTCATGCCCCTGAACCTTCTGCCTACACCTCTCTCGGTGGAAATATCGCACACGAAGCGAATAACCCAACTAAAAGAGAAAGGAGGGAAAACGATGGGCAGCAGGGTCAACGGCGAGAGCCGCCCCAACGGGCTGATGGACTTCCTGCACTTCCATTCTCTGCTGCCGACGCCCAACGCTGCGGAGGGAACGAACTGGACGCGGACCTACAATCCCGACAGTCAGATGGGGCGTGGGCTGACGGCTTTGGCGGTCAACGGCCTGCTGCTTTCTCCCATGAGCAAGGATGGATTTCACGCCGGTCTGACCATGCAGGCACTGAAGAACCACAACCGGCCAAAAGCGAATTTGGCCGAACAGATTGCCCACAAGGTTGGTGGCGGAACTTCCCAACTGTCGCCGCTGTTTGTGACGGAGATGATGGGCTTTCCTCTGGAATACCTGGTCTTACCCTTCCTTTCCGAGGATGGAGAAAAAACGCCATAGCCGCCCTGGGCAACTCCATGGTGCCGCAAGTGGTGATGGAGCTGTTCCGCGCCATTGAGGTAGAAATTAAGGACATGCAACGTTGAACATTATACATTATCACCAAGGCCGCCCGTTGCGAGACGCGCGGCCTTTTCGCTTGCCCCCTTGCCAAGGCGTGGGGCGTGTTCGCCGTCGTCACATAACGCATTGAATGCTAATATCTTCAGGCTCGTTTATACAAACCACCCGACAAGGCCCTGCCTCACGCGCGCTGCAAGGCACGAAAAAGCCCGGGGCAGGCTCATGCTCCGGGCGGGGTGTGATAAGATGAACAAGCAGTGCAGAAATGTCATGCCAGCCTGAACGAGCCTATTTCCTTGGCCAAGTCTTGGCAGGCTTCGTTGAACGTTCGTTTTTGCTCCTCGTTCAGCGTGTATACCTTGCCGCGCACCTTGTGGCCGTTGATGCGTTGGTAAAGCCACGCCCTGCTCTTGCCGAAGTAATGCTCGGCAATGTAGGCCATCGGCAAGATGTCGTAGCGGTTGCCCAGCTGTTGGCGGATGGTGGCAATGTCGCCGTCGATGCGGCCGAGGTTGCGCATTATCATCTCTTCGCATGCACGCTTCGCCCCCTCATCGCCGTTGGCCTCCATCCACGCCACGATTTCGTCTTTGCGCCGCTCGCTCCGTTCGTCGTCCTTGCCGAGCAGGGCTTCAAACTCTTTCAACAAATCTTCGTATTTTTCCATTTCCTTTTCTTTTTAGGCTCTCCCCTCGTGGGGGGGAGAGCTTTGTTTTTTACTTCTTTCTCTGTTCGTAGAGCTTTTTTAAATCTTCGAGCCTTAAATCGATTTGCTTTTCTATGTGCTCGTTTCCGAGCCATTTTGCGAATTTTTGCAAATCTCTGATTTCTTTCTCTTTTTGGCTTATCAGCCGTTCTAACATTTCTTCATTCATTGTTTAAAGTTTTAGTTACCACTTGTTTTCTTATCACAATACAAAGGTACATAATCTTTTGGTTATGTGCAAGTTTTCTGACAATTATTTTCATATAAAACAAGACTTTTTGTCCTTTACCCCTTGTTGGATATGGCCTATCTTTGCCCTTATGGTAACAGAACAATATTTGCGCCAAGACTTCGTGTCGGAAATGCTTCGGCGCGACCTCCGCATCATCCACAAGAAGCAGGCCGAGGTTGTGAACCGGCATCTGCAAGTGCGCACCGGAACGCTCCTCGCAGCCGTGTCTCACCCCGAGTTCATGGTCGACACGTCCGAGGGACGCACCTCCGTTCGCATGCGCCTCTTGTCTTACATGCGCTTTCTCGATATGCAATACCGCACGGCCAATAGCCGTATGGCCAAGAAAAAACACGCCAATATCGCGCTATACAACCGCGTAGTGTGGGGCGTGCTGTATCATGATACGTTTCCTGACATCCAAGCAGGATTCACAGATGAAGTGCGCAAAGTTTGGCGACAAAAGATGGAAGATGCCATTAATAACCGCATATTACCTAACGAAATATGAGCAAGATAAAGGAAGACCACATTGCCCTCGTCATCGATGTCAAGACGGCCGAGGCGCAGCAGCAAATGCGACAGTTGGAGCGTGCAACAGCCGACCTGCGCAAGGAGATGAAGGCACGGCAGAATGCGATGCTTGAGTTGGAGGCCGCCGGAAAGAAAGATACCGAGGAGTATCAGCGGCTGCGGGGCGAAATGCAGAAATACAACGCCCAAATAAAGGAGAACGAACGCCAGCTGCGGGGAATGCGCCAAGGCATGGACATATCGGCCATGACCATGGCACAGCTGCGCAAGCATGCGCGCGAGCTGCAAACCGAGCTGAACAATACCTCGAAGGCCACCAGCCCCAAAGAATACGAACAGCTGGCCTCGCAACTGCGCAACGTCAATGGGCGCATGGCAGAACTACGGGCCGACGCCTCGCGCTTGGCAAGCACCACGGGCGAGCAAACGGGCGGCATATCCTCGAAGTTCGGTTCGCTCTTCACGTCCATCTCGGCCAACTGGACCAAGGCGATGGGCATGATAACGGCAGGTGTGGCTGCCCTCTCCGCAGTGATAGAGGGCGCGAAATGGTGGTACAACTACAACTCGGAGATTGAAGAGGCGCAACGCCTGACACGCGAGTTCACGGGACTGGCGGGCGACGAACTGGTAAGCGTACGCTCGCACATACAGGCCATTGCCGACACCTTCGGCAAGGACTACAAGGACGTGTTGGGCGGTGTAGACGCACTCATGTCTCAGTACGGAATATCTGCGCAAGAGGCCATGAAGATTGTGGAAGACGGCTTCACCGCCGGAGCTGACCTAGGTGGCAACATGCTCTCGATGATTAGCCAGTATGGGCCGGCGTTCAACGATGCAGGCATAGGAGCTTCGGAACTGGTGGCCATCATCGCGCAGACGCGCAGCGGCATATTCTCCGAGGGTGGCATGTCGCTCATACAGATGGCATCGAAGAAAATACGCGAGATGGAGAAGACAACGGCAGCATCGCTTGATGCCATTGGCATCAACAGCAAGAAACTGCAGTCAGAGTTGCGCAGTGGGGCTAAAGGTACGTTCGATGCCGTGCGCGAGGTGGCCGAAGCGTTGAAGAAGATACCCAAGGACAGTCAGGAGGTGGGAAGTGTACTCAAGGACGTGTTTGGTCGCCAAGGTGCAGCAGGGGGATTGAAGATGATTGAGAGCCTGGCCGACATGACCACCAAGATGGAGGACGTGAAGGCCGTGACGGGTAAGTTCGGCAAGCTGCAACAAGAGGAGATAAACGCGCAAACAGAACTTAATGAAAAAATGTCGAAGTTTTTCGGCATCGGTGACCAGGGATTTGAAGAAATCACGATGAAAGCGAAAGTGTTCGCTCTCAATGCCCTCTCCTCGATTATAGATTACACTGTGAAGATTATCAACTACTTCATCAACCTATACAACGAATCCACAGCTTTCCGCGCGGAAATTGAGACGCTTAAGTTTCACTTCAAATTGCTGTGGGACGGCGTTAAGCTGGGCTTCAATGTCGTCATCGACGGCTTTAAGGCAATTGGGCGAATGGCCAAGGCCTGGGGGACGGTTCTTGAAGGTGTCCTGACGCTCGATACCGACAAGATAACCAACGGAGTTGGCGCACTCTTCAATGCTTACAAGGACAGTTTCACCGAGTTTGTCGACGATGCGAAAAAGTTTGGCAAAAGCACTGCCGAGAACTATGCAGAAGCCTTCAACAACACAATCAAGGGCAATAAGGTTAAGCCCATCACGTTGGAAATGAACGTGAAGAAAAAAAGTGCTGTTGGCGCATCTTCCACCGCCACAGCCGTGACCACGGCTAATGGCGGCAGTGGCGGTGGAAAGGGAAAGCAGAAAGGGAAGAAGGAAAAGGCATTTAATCCCGATGATATTGCGACAAAAGACTTTTCGAACGACCGTAAGGACGACATCGCCGAAGTGAAGCGCGACTACCAACAGCAGCTTAACGCACTTGACGAATCGCTGGCCAAACGCCGATTGTCGCAAGAGCAATACAACTCTTTCATACTCGCGTTGAAAGAGGGCCAGGCGCGGCAATTACTGGCCATCGAGAAGAACTACCTGGAGCGCGCTGAAGCGATGACATTTAAGGATGGACAGAAGAAGGCGGAGCTGATAAAGGGACAGAATGATAACGTGAATGCGGCCGAACAACAGCACTTCACGTCAATGTTGGCCATCAGCAAGCAATACAACGATGCGCTTAAACAGCTCCAAGACCAGGGAATGACCGACGAGCAGAAGCGTGAGGCCGACCACGCCCTGCAGCTCTCCTCGCTCGAATCTTTCTACAAGGCGCGATTGGCGCAGGCTCGCCAATACGGCGAAGATGACGCGGCCCTGACTGAGGCCTACGAACGCGCCAAGTCAGAGATAATCCGCAAATACGAACAACAGACGGAAGAAGAGCGGTATCAGATGCGTATGCGCGCAGGCCTTGTTTCGCAAAAAGAAATCTTCGAGCGCGAGCTGGCGCAGCTTAAGGAGAAACTTGCTGCCGAGGGCGCGACCGAAGAGGAACAACAGCGGGCCGTAGCCAACATGACCCGACAGTTCGAAGAAGACAAGCTCCGACTGCGCCAACAATACGGCATCGCGACACAACAAGAGCTGTTCGATGCCGAAATGGCGCAGCTCAAACTGCACCTCGACGCCAAGATGATAACCCAGGAGGAGTACGAGCAGGCCGTGGCGCAGATGAAGATGGACAAGTGGAAACAATCGTTCGACTATTACAGCAACCTCTTCGGCACGGCCGTCAAGCAGCTGCAAGATGCCGAAATGGCCAACGTAGACGCCAAGTACGATGCCGAGATAGAGGCGGCGCAGGGCAATGCCGACCAGGTGGAGAGACTGGAAAAACAGAAGGCCAACGAAAAGCTGAAGATACAGAAGAAGTACGCCGACGTGAACTTCGCCATACAGGCCTCGCAAATTATCGTCAACACGGCCGTGTCGGTGATGAAGGCCTTCAGCGAGCTGGGTCCCATCGGTGGAGCCATCGCCGGCGCGCTCATGTCCGTGGCAGGCACGGCACAGTTGGCCGTGGCCAATGCCGAGCGGCAGAAGGTGAAGAAAATGACGCTGCAAGGCGCATCGGCGGGTTCGGCGGCCACCGGCGCACGCGTGGCAACGGGTCTCGAAGATGGCGGCAACATCGACGTGGAACGCGAGCAGGACGGCAAGCGGTTTAAGGCGAAGTTCGAACCCCACCGCCGTGGCTACGTGGACCGCCCCACTGTGCTGGTGGGCGAAGGGCCAGCGGGGCACAGCAAGGAATGGGTGGCCAGCAACGCAGCAATGGAAAACCCCACCGTAGCTCCGCTCATCGACGTCATCGACAAGGCGCAGCGCACGGGCGACATTCGTACGCTCGACTTGCGCAAGGTGATGATGCAGCGCGGACTGGTTGGCGGCGGTTTCGTGTCGCCGTCTGCCGGCAATGCCATGCAACACCCCACAACACCCGTGCCGTCCGCTGCCGCGCCCGCAAAGGGGGTGGACGAAGAGCTGCTCGCCCTGTTGCGCGACCTGCGCCAAAACGGCATTCCCTCGTTCGTGGCCCTCGACGAAATCGAGGCGCGACAGAAAATACAGCAACAATACCGTAAGATAGCACAGAAGCAATGAAGATAACCAACCTCAAGAAGGGCGAGCCTTATCAGCTCTATCCCTCGGCACAGCTCTCCATCGAGCGTACCAACCCCTTTTTCAACGAATACGGCGAAGCCTCCGTGCCCATCGACATGCCGTGCTCGGAACACAACTTGCGCCTGCTCGACTATCCCCACATGTTGGGGGGCAATAAGAAACAGCAGATGCACGACGTGGTGATACAAGATGGGCAATACTACGCGCAGTGCCGCCAGTACGTGCTGTCGGCCACGGCCAGAGGCAGCATATCGACGGCCTTCTACGTCAACGACGGCTCGTTTTACAGCCGCCTGAAAGACAGTCGGCTCAAAGACGTGTTCAAGAACGAGTTCGTGCCGGGGGTAAACTCCGTGGCGCAGGGCATCGACTTCTGCCGGCGGCTGCGCAGCGGCACCGACCCGCACTTCGCCAACTTCCCCATACTGGTGGACAACGACTCGGGACTGGACAGCGGATGGAGCCATAAGATAATAAACGCCTACGGCAAGGACAAGCGCATCGTGGTGTCCCTGGGCGACAAGACGGGCGAGGTAGACACCTTCATGCCCAACGGGGCAGGCGAGGGCTGCGACTTCTATAACGCCGTGCAGCGCACGGAGCATGTCAACAACATCCGCATCACGCTGCAACCGGGCTACTACATAACGCCCTTCATTCGCGCCAACTACGTGTTGGAGCGCGTGTTCAAACATTTCGGCTACACGCTCAACGAGAATTTCTTCAGCCGCACGGAGCCGTTCCGCACGATGGTGTTGCTCAACAACGTCATCGATGCGCTGGTGAACGGTAAGATTAAGATGGCCGACCTTGTTCCGGAAGTAACCTGTTTGGAATTCCTCTCCGTGTTCCGCAAGAAGTTTTGTTGCGAGTTCGTAACCAACGAAGGCGAACGCACCGTAGACATCGTTTTCCTCTCCGACATGGTCAGCGCGCGGCCCGCAGCAGACCTTACAGCCTGCCTGACGGCCGAACCTACCGTACAATACAAGGCCGGCAAGGAGTACAAGCGCATAACGCTGGCATCGAAACACACCGTGGAGAGCGACATGGAGAATAGCTACGACAGCCTTGACAAGATGGTGTCGGCCAACCCCACGGCCTACTTCGACCCGCGCAGTGGCACATTCCGTAAGGAGGGCTTTTCGGGTTCTACGCGCTACACCACGAAGGTGGGCGAGCCGTCGCAGCCTTACAACATGGGCGGTGCGGCAGAGGCGCATGCCGTGGAGGTTCCCGACTGCATCCCGGAGTTCCGCACGTTGAAACTCTCGGGAAAAACGGATGATAGGGAATACCACCATACGCTGGCCACCTTGCTCTACATCGGCAAGTACGACACGTTGAATTCCAAGATGGAGGTGTCGGGCGAAAGCCAGTCGAAGTCTAAGGAGAACAGCCAAGGTGCGAACACGCTGCACACCATGCTCGCCTTCGCCTACGTCTCGGCCTCGGGAAAGCCCGCCGGAACAATCTCTGCCTACGACCTGAACGTGTGGCCCAGCCGTAAGATATTCGAGTACGGGCTGCACTACAACGGTCGCGACGGCATCTTTGAGAAATTCTATCGCCCTTACGACTTTCTGCTGCGCAATTCGTTGCAGACGGTGAAGGCGAAACTGCTGCTCAGCCAGGCCATGAAGCAGAACCTGCCCGCCGTGGCCAAGGTTACGCTGCGGGGCGTGCCGTTTTTCTTCAACAAGCTTAAGTTCACCCTTGGCGGGAAGAACGACCCCATTGAGAGCGAATTGAGGACCATCATGCCCGCAGAACCGCAGAGCAGTTCGCCGACATTGGCCGACATAATGCCCAGGATGAAGTCCAAGTACGGATGGATGCCGCGCTATGATGTCAGCGAGGTTTCCAAAGAAGAGTTCTTCGCAGCCGCGGCCAACCGCGACAAACGCCCGGCCACATTCTATCCGCCCACGCCGTCGGAAGAGTGGGCGAAAAAGACCGCAGCTGGCGAACAATTGTTCCTGGATGTCAATTTTATCGTTCAAGGCCCGCGCAACTTCAAGGAAATCATGCACCGCGTAGTCCATTACATATTGGAGAAACGGTGGCTCCAGTGCATAGAACTAGAAAAAGCAAAGGAATACTCCGAAAAATGGGACTTTGCGTTTCCTTTTATGGAAGAGTGAAAAGGTGGCTTTGTCCACTAGTAAGTCGGAACGCTCGGAACGGTCAGACTAGTCAGGCCGGTCCTACTAATTGCCTTTTCCTGTCCTTTTCCCCTCCTTACATATAACGTAACTTTGCCCAAAATAAGCCAATTATGGACATTCTTCTCAAACCCGATACCCTGAGCCTGCTGGGCAACATCAACCACTTCACGCTCTCGTCGAGCGTTGAAGTGGTGATGCGCCTGGTGCAGCAGCCTGGGGGCAAGGCCGTCTTGGAACACAGCTATGCGCCCGACGTGGACAACCGCATCGACATCGACCTTACCGAGACGCTCTCGCCGTTGTTCCGTTTCGATCTGCGCGACGTTGGCGAACCCTATAGGCAAGACGACATCGTGCAACGTTTCGCCGCAGAGCTGACACCCGCAGGCGGACAGCCCACGAGGGTGGAATTCACCGTGCTGCGTGCCGGTGTAGACCGGTTCGCCGAGCCGGCCGCCTCATTCCTGCGGGCCAACTTCCTCACTTGGCAGCCCAACACCAAGCCTGTGACATATCACACGCCGGAGTTCCTTACCTATTACGCATCGGCCGACTGCCTGGTGAAGTGCGAGGCCCATTTGGAAAAAGAGACGAAGATGTTGGAGCTGGCCACGTTGCGGGGCGGACACGCGTGGACGATACCCGTGCAATACGCCATCATCGCGGCCAAGCTGAAAGAGAACCCAACGTATTACGACGTATACGTGGAAGACACGCAGGGCAACCGCCTGACTTACGTGCAGCGGTACTACCCTACGGACATCCGCAGCGAGGAAGAGACATGGATACTCTTCGAGAACTCACTGGGCGGACTGGACACATTCCGCGCATTCGGGAAAACGACGAAAACGGCCAAACACACGCACAACGTGGCCGAGATTGAGGGCGTGAGCGAAGAATATCGCGTGGACACCACACGCGAATTTAAGAAGTACACAGGCCATCTCGACCGCCGCGAGCGGCAATGGCTGCTGGATTTCTTCCCGTCGCTCGTCAAGTATGTCTACATCGGCACCTACCTGCGGCGCATCGTACTCACAGAGAGCGAGGTGACGTATGCCGAGCGCGAGCTGCCCGCGGGATACAGTTTCACCTACAAGTATGCCGATGCGAAGCCCTACTTGAACCTGCCGCGCACAGAGCCTGTGCATGAGCTGATTATAAGCGTACCCCAATCGGGGTCTTTTACACTCGCCCCTCGCTTAGTTGAATTTCCGGCTCAGCCGCTAAGCGAAGGGGCGTTATTCCCCGTCCAAAGCCCATACGCAGACGAATGGCGCACCACAAGTGCGGAGTCGCTCACGGCCTATATCACCCGCGCCATCGTTGCCGGATACAAGAACGACGGCGCCGTCGGCCACACGCACGCCAACATCGGCACGCTCGATGCGCTCTCGCAGATGGGGCGGTACCTGCTGCTCAACGCCAAGAAAATTGCGGCAGGACAAGCCGATGCCGCCGATATGGCCAAGGCCCTTGACGCGAAGAGTGCCGATTGGCAGAAGATTTTGCGCAAGGACATACCCGATGTGGCCGATGCCCTGCTCACGCTGGCGGAAGGCCTGAAAGTGGACAAGCTGTTGGAGAGTGTGGACTTCGACCCCATCAACGAGGCGGGATTCGGCTTGGGCCGTGGCGCAAGCGGCAGGTGGAAACTGTCCGTACCCGACCTCGTGGTCTGGGGCAAAGCCACTTTCAACGAGTTGGAAAAGCGCAAGCTCTCGTTCGTAGGCGGCAACATGGTTTTCTCTTCGAGCGGTTCTAAAATCGTTAAGGTGCAATGGATTGATGAGTACGGCCTTATCACGGCCGACGAAAACAAATGCAAGGCTTACCGCTGCTTCTTTTTCCAAGACGACGGAACCACGGCCACAACCAACCTTTGGGAAAAAGACGACCAGGCGCGCTGCCAAACGTTCAACGTGCGCAACGACGTATACCGCAACGTGGCCAACAAAAGCTACTGGCGTAGGGTGGTGGCTGTTGGCGAAGATTACGTCGACCTGTCGCGCGAGGATTGCGCCGCGGGCAGCGATGTGCCGGCTATTGGTGATACGCTTGTGCAGATGGGCCACCGCACCAAGGCCGAACGGCAGTCGATGATACAAATCCTCGCCTCGGGCGACGATGCGCCGGCCATCGTATGGTATGCTGGCATAAACGGCTACACGCTCGAGGGCAAGCGCACGGCCATCGTCTCGCCCGCCAGGGTGGAGTTCAACACGCAACTCTTCCGACTCGTGTCGGGCAGCGGCGCAAAGGTGGCGATGGCGGCCGACCGCGGTTTGTGGCGGCCGACCGAAAAGTATGCCTATTACGACCGCGTTTCGCACAACGGCTCGCTTTGGCTTTGCGTAGCACCCGAAGGCAAGGAGGTGACGTCCGAGCCTAAGCCCGACAACGGCGAATGGCAACGGCAAGTGAGCCGGGGCGAAAAGGGCGAAAGGGGCGAACCTGCGCTGGAATTGCGCCTGGACATCGTGCGCGGCGACCTGTTCTATCGCGAGGGGCAGGGTTTCGTGGCCGAACTGAAAGCCACCGTGATGAAAGGCGATGCCGACATCACGGCCGCCCTCCACCCATCGCAGCTGGCCTGGACGCGCGAAAGCGAAGACATGGGCGGAGACAAGGAATGGAACGCGAAACACCGCGACCGGGCAGACCGCGTGGAGATAACCACCGACGACTTGACCGAAGGACATACCGCAATAGTATTCACATTATATAATACCGACGGAACTTCGCACGCCAAGGAGGCAATGGAGTTCCCCCATTAAAAACAAATCATGGCAGAAGCAAGAGCAAAAAACAGAGTGGTGTTTAAACGTATAGTAGACGGGCGCACCCTGAATTTCGTACTTAACCCCGACCGCTCCACCACGCAGGTCGTCAGCAAGGACCCCAAGGCCTTCAACCCCGACTTCGCACAGGCGGCCACACCCTTGTACATAACGCCCGTGCTCACGGTGAGCGGTGGCGGCGGGGCCAACCAGGTTAAGGGCACGTGCACGTGGTATGTCAACGGCGCGAAGATCACGTCGGGGCAGAACGGCCTTACCATCGAGACCAGCGGGCAATACCGCCTGAAACTGGCCGCGAACCCCACTACGCCCACCACGCTCGTACGTTGCGAGTACGTGTACCGTGCAGCGGACAGCGGACTGGAAACCACCGTCAGTGCAAGCCTTACCTTGCAGCAGGTGGAGAACGCTGGCACCGTCATCATGGCGGCAATCGATGCTCCCTCACAGATTTTCCAAACGGTGAACAACGAGGTGAAGAACCTCGCCTTTAAGGGGCGCATGCTGCGCGGCGCCACCGACGACACCACCAACGTGGAATACGGTTGGGAGATCACGGGGGCCAACGGCAACTTCTACCGCATCACGGCCGCCACCGCGCCTGCGAGCAGCGGATTGCCCGCAGGAAACCTCTTCGGGGGCTTTAACACCAACACGCTGTCGGTGAGTTCCAAGGCCGTACTTAACGTGGCCACAATCCGGTTGACGGTTAAGGACACCGACCCGTCCAGCTCCACCTACGGCAAGACGGCACAGGCCGTGGTCAGCGTGTTGGATGCCACAGACCCCTTCGAGCTGAACATGGACCTGCCCCAAGGCGACAGCATGAGCGCGGGCAGCGCGGGCCTTCCGCTGGTGTTCTCGCTGTGGCAAGGGGGCAAGGAGGTGGCCGACACGTTCTACGTGGGCAAGACCATCAAGTTTTGGCGATGCACGGAGGCAGGGGCGAAGGACGCCACCTTTGCACCGCCAGCCGCCGACTTTACGGGATGGACCCTCGGCACAGGCCCCACCGCAGGCGAAGTGGCACAGACGTTCGCCGCCAACAAGGCCGCCAAGGCCAACCGCACCGTGGTAATCAAACCCGCGCACATGCTCGAAGGGCAACTCTCCGCATTCGAGGCGCAGGCCGAATTCGATTAAGGCATCATAATCTATATCATCAAAACAAACTATTTAAGGCTGGGATGAAGATACAGGCAAGAAACAAGGTGGTAATCCGCCGCGCGCCGAAAGACGGACGCGATGGGCAAGACGGGCAGAACGGCCTACCGGGAATAACGTTACAGCTCAATCCCGAGCGCATCGTGCTGGACACCGATGCCGACGGCATTGTGCGCAATTTCGCAACGGCCACATGCACGGTGCAATTGCTGCGCGGAACCACCTCGCTCTCGCCTGCTGTCTTCATCCTCCAACAAGTGCGCTGCGCAGCGCGCGTGTCGGGCGGCACGGTCCGCATCACGGCCGTGTCCGTAGACCCCGCCACCGGCTATTCCTACGGCAGCGCATACGTTGACATCTCCGCATCGGCCCAGGGACAGACCATCAAGGCGCGCATCAGCGTGGGGGTGAACATACAAAAAACCATTGCACGGTTGGAAAACACCAGCAGGGAAATAGCCCAGAGCGTAGAAGGAATAAAGCGGACGGAAGACGAACAGGCACAAACCCTTGCCCGCCTCTCCGTGCAGCAGGACCGCATATCGGCACGGGTGTACGAAAACAAGACAAGGCGGCACAACCTTTTGCGCGACACCAAGACCCTGAGGGGCGACTGCACCGTGGGCGCAACAAGGATACAAGACCGCAAGGTGCGCGACTTTACCGTGGCCGGGGGCACTGCACCCACGGATGCCGTATACCTGGACATCGTGCAATGGCAAGGATTGGAGCTGAAACCCGACACCCCTTACGCCCTCTCGTTTTGGGCGCGGGGCAGAGGAGAGGCACGCGCATTTCTCTATCCCAGGGCCTGCGCACACAGCAGCAACTCGCAGGGGTTCGAATCCGACTCCAACGACGGGTACAGCGAATTCCAACTCTCGGCCGATTGGCAATGGTGCTGGGTGGTGTTCACTACCGCCCACGAACTTGACGGCAAGAAGAACCTGCTGCCCTTCCGCCTGATGCCCGGCGCATCGGGCGAGGTTTACGGCGTGTGTCTCGTCGAGGGGACAACGCCCGCGCATTGGCTGCCCTACAATTGGGCACCGCAAAAAAACTACCTGGCACCAGCCTTGGCCGCCGACGCAAGGGTGGGCGACGTTAAGGGTCACGAGGTGGTGGAAGATGCGCAGATGGGAACCGTAAGGCAGCTCACAACTGACGTCGGCAACAACTTCCAACTCGTATTCGACGCTCCCGACTACACGCAGCTCAACAACAAGGCCGTAACCATGTTCATCGTCATGAAGGCCATGTCCGAGGATGCCGCTTGGTGTTTCGGGGGCTGGAACGACGACGACGAACTGAAAGGTTCTTTTTCCTTCCTGAACCGCGACTGCGACTACGACGACCTGGGCGACGGATGGCGCAAATACCACACCACGCTTTACAATGTCAATAACCGCTTGTGGGACGGACACTCGTCTTTTGGGATAAACTCTTTGAAAGGCACCGTGCGCGTCTACTCCGCCGGTGTGGTGCTGGGCGAGGAATGCCCTGAATGGCATACGGTTCCCCTGCGCCGCGGCATGAAGAGTGCGGGACTCGACATCGACAAGGAACGCATCGAACTGAACGGCCGCACGGTGTTCCGCAACGGCAACGCCGCCGTGCCGCTGTTCGACAAAGGCGGAAAACTCAATCCCCAGCTCTCCACGGCGCAATATCTCATGAACGTGCTGCGAAGCATGGAGACGGTGATTAACGGCGGACTGGTGATTGCCGGACTGATGGCCGCCAAGGACGGCGAGCAGGTAACGGCCTACCTTAACGGCCTGCGGCAAAAGATGCACGCCCTGGCCGCAGGCGTAAGGAATTTCGGAACGAACGAAGAAACTGCCCTGTCGTACATCAACTTCGACGGCAGTGCGAAATTCGGCAACCTCGGCATCGGCTACGACGGCAGCGTGAACATCATCGACCACGAGGGCAAACCGCGCATCAACATCACGCCCGAGGAGTTGCCCGCCGACGGCGAGCTGTTCAAGAAGGCCGACCTGGACAAGGATTTTACACTTAAAGGAAGCGACCAAGATTTCGTGTACGGCAACACCTACCTTGCCAGCACAGACAGGTTCCCGATAGCCGACGACAACAGCCTTGTGTCGGTAGAGGCAACCGTTACGCTGAAGGGGTATGTGTCATCAAGCATTACGGACGGATTCGAAACTAAAACGGTTACGAACCTTAGCTGCACCCCCAAATTCATGAAGCGTCCCGAAGGCCAGGGCGAGGTGGGGGTGGCGCATTTCGGCGGCACAAGGATACGTTTCGACAACAGCGGCCCACGCGACCACCACAACCTGGTGAGCAAGGGGGCCAACGGCTACGAGATAACGGAGACCTTCGAGGTGAAGGCCCAAACGGTATTGTCGGCCGGCGAATGGACCTTCGGGGCAGGTGTGTTTTTAGGTGAGCGCATCTTCCGCGGTGCGGCCTACATCTCGGCCGCCAAGATAAACGTGAGGCACGGCTATGGGCAACAGTCGCTGCACCTCGCCCACAACGGATTCTCGTCCATACAAAGTGCAAGGCAGGCCTGCTACGTGCGCAACGGCAAGCTGTGCGCTTTCGGCAGCATGAACATTCCGGGAATATTGCTAGCAGGGACGGTAAGCAAGAATGGGACAATCAGCAATGCTTGGGGCGAATATGCCGAGGGAGCATCGCTGCAATACGTTCAGGCTAACGGCAGAAACGTGGCAAGGGTAGTATTCAAAAATGCGCTGCCTTGCGGTGCCAGCTATGTGGCCATAGCCAACGTAAACGGTTACCCCACGGGTTGCGCGGCCGTGGTGTGGGAAAAAACGGCCAAGTATTGTGATTTCATAGTAGAGGACATTAACGGCAGAGAGCCTTATTACGCAGACTTGGATGTGGTTATAATAGGGCGAAACCACGCATAAAGCGAAAACCCCACCTCCGCAACGGGGTGGGGCTTTTCTTCTTAATTCTTTTTCTGGGCTTTCAGCTTTCGCCATTGCGCCCCCGTGATGGGGATAAAGGTATAGGCTTTCTCCAATATCTTATAACACGCCTCGTAGTCGCCCTTGGCGAAGGCCGCACGCACCAGCGGCTCGGCACGCTCCAATTGCGCGTTAGGCACGTAGGCAACGGTGTCTTGTTCCGAAACGTATTTCATCGACCCGCTATAATCCTTTTCGTAACCGCAGAACGTGGTGTCACCCTTCTCTATGTTCAAGTTCCTAATGAACACCACGTCGCGCAGCGTGAGGAAAAAGCCTTCGAGCAATGGTTTTTCATCTTCGAATGTGGTATACACCACATCCTTCATCAGCAGTTTCAAGGCGGGGTTTACCGTGTCGCGCATCTCGGCGGTAAAGCTTTTGTCACCAACTTTAGTGCCATCAGGGGTAGTACCCCTCATTGCCCACACCTGCTGCACCACCTGTTTGCCCGTAAGCATGTTGCCATATATGTATGCGCGCGTGCCCTGGGCAGCGCGGATGGGAAAGGGGCGCAGGCCGTCGTAAACTTGTTTTTGGGGCTGTTCGGGGCTGTCCTTATGGCAGGCCACGAACAATGCGGGCAAGGCCGCAAGTAAGAGTAATAATGTCTTTCTCATGTCTTTATAAATTTAACGATGGCAAATGTAACGAATTTTCGCGAATGCACCAAGAAAAAAAACATATTTGTAGGATTGTAGGATTGTAGGACGCGAGAATACGAAAGTTGTGTGAAAAAATAAAGGATGTCGGGAGCATCATCGGTTTTGTTGAAATTATAATATATTAATTATACTGCAAAGTTATGGTTTTATGCTTAATTGTTTTGGTTTTTACTCACTAATTCATTATCTTTGCCACTGAATATAAACATTACATAACTATAAACTTCAAACGGTGAAAGAGAATGCATTATCAGTAGCCAATTATTTCATCGACTTGGCACGTAAGGACGGTGAATCTATATGCCCTCTAAAGCTCATGAAACTCGTGTATTTGGCGTACGGCTATGCGCTGGCCATCATCGACCGCTCCATCATCGACCCGCGTTTCGACAAGGTGGAAGCGTGGCGTTACGGTCCCGTGATACCATCCGTGTACCACTCGTTCAAACAATACCGAAATGAACCAGTGAAATCGAAAACCGTGGTGTTGGAACCCGGCGGCAAAAATGACGTGAAATTCGTAGAGCCAAAGTTGGAAGATGAAAAAGCCAAGGAAGTGTGCAAATTCGTCTGGAACCGATACCGAAAACATTCCGACTCCGAACTTGTGGAGCTGCTCCACGGCAGTGCCACGCCCTGGGCGCAGGTTTACCGCGAAGGGCAGAACTGCCCCATACCCGAGGTTATGACCAAACTCTTTTATAAGGGGCTTGTTGAACGGTTGCTTGCCATTGCCGATGAAAGACAAGGTGCTTAACAAGCTCAACACGCTTGGAGGAAAGGGGGCATCACCCTCGATGTCGGAGGAGAAAGAATACACGAGCACGAAAGCTGAAATGGAAATTGCCTACCTGCAAGAAGACCTTGACAGCAAGCAACAAGACCGCAAGCAGCGCAAAGTGTTCGCCCAATGGATTTTCGGGCTGGTGTGTGCCTACCTGCTCGTGGTGCTGACTGGCATTTTTCTTGTGGGCTTTGGACAGATGAAACTAAACGACATCGTACTTAATGTGCTGCTTACGACTACTACGGCCAATGTTATCGGCATTTTCATTATAGTGGCGAAGTATCTCTTCCACAGATGAAACATAAAACCATGATAGAAACATTCTACAAACAAGCAAGATATTAAATCATGAAAAAGTTTATTTTAACCTGCGCGATGATAGCCTGTAGCCTTGTGGCCACAGCACAAAAGCCATTGTCATTCACAACGATTATCCAAGCTGATGGCGTGTCGGCTCAAACACTTTACGACCTCACCAAGAGTTGGTTTGTAAAAACATACGTTGATTCTAGATCAGTGTTGAAAAACGAAAATCCAGGAAAGGAACTTACGGGAACGGGAAGTTTGGTAATGGATGTCGGAATGATGTACCTTAGCATCAAGGGTTATATCAACTACCTTATTGATGTTCAATTTAAGGATGGCAGGCTGAAGTTCACGATGAATGATTTTCGTCACAAGCCCGACCACGAGGCGTTGTTCAATAACAATATGGGCATATTGGTAGATTCACTGCCGAAAGACCTGAAAACGATTGGCATTGAAGGTGTGACCAGAAAATCGTGCTACAAGTACTTCTTCAAAAACGGTACACCGTTATGCGAGAAACAATTCAAAAAACTTTCAGAGAGTCTTAAGGCCTTCATTGAAAAGAGGGAAGAGACAAAGGATGACTGGTAAAAAGCGAAGGGGCGGGAAATTTCTCGCCCTTTTTCTTTGCCGACTCAAAAACATTGACTAACTTTGCCGTGCAAAACATCTTCAGCGGTACAGATGCCGCCAGCCCGATAGCTGGCCATTTTTGTATCCACTCTTTTCGGTAAACAATACAACTGCGCCGTGTCTGGTGTGCGGAAACGCCCCAGGAGTCCTGCTGAAGTGACTTTGCAACACGTAGCGCAGTTTCTTTATGCAAAAAACTTCAGTTATGAAAAAAGACGCAACATTGAGCATGTGCTTCAACACACGCGAAGACGTGGCATTGATCGACGTGTGGGCAGCCCACTTCCTGCACCCGCTATCGGGCAACTTCAACCGCTACATCAAGTACGAGAAGGCGGCGGAGAACATGCACTTCTACATGGGCCACTACGGCAAAACGGATGGCATAGCCAACATCGATGCGGCACTCTACCGCTTTGCACAGCAATGCGAGTACATCGCCGACTTCAACCCCACAGACAAAGGGGGGATGGGTTCCAGCACACACCGAAACTGCGGCCCGATAGAAAGGAAAAACGGAGAGTGGTACATCTACGTGAAGACCGACCCCGAAGTGTTCGCCATCGTGGCCAACCAACTGCAAAGCAAGGCCAGATACGCACATGTGCCCAGTAAGGATGCCGACGAAAGCCCCAGGTATTGGTATCGCGACGAGATTGCCCTGCTGCAAGTGTTCGCCGCTCGTTTCCTGCATCCACTTGCCGGACATCTCGACCGCCGCATACCCATGAGCCAGGTGATGGCTGAGTTGCACGCCTATTGCGGCGAATATAAGAGCCTGGTGAACCCGCTATACGTGCTGCAAGCACTCTACGACTACGCCCACCAGTGCGAATACGTGGCTGACTTCAACCCCCTCGAAATGTGCCGCCACATGCCCACCACGCGCCGCGCATTCGGCATCATCGAGGATAAGGAAGGGGAGTGGTACCTGTACGTCAAGACCGACCTCGTGGTGTTCCCCCTCGTGGCCGAACAACTCGCAACAAAGAAATGGAGGTACTAGCCATGAACATGCAATCCAACCAAAGCGTGGCCTTCGAGCTGGGCAACCGCGCCGTTACGCTCACCGCCGACACCCTCGGCCACCTCGAAGACCTGAAACGTGCATCCCGGTTCTACCTGCGCGGGCTCGACGGCATCATGCGTGCGCTCATCCAGTTGGGGCGCGGCCCCGCAGAGACGCTCACGCCCGAACGGAGCCTGG